ATTCCCCCTGAATAGCGTTCCATGGCCTCGCCCATCTTCTGAGATGGGATCACATATTCAGAATCCCCACCTTCTCCAATCAATGCGTTGGTTGGGCCTGTGACATAACCACCATCAGCAAAGCCGGTGGGCAATGCGATCGCACCTCCATGCGCATCAGCCACCTGGCCAGCGGAGACAGTGCCGCCAGGCATTAATACGCCAAGCACTTTCAAGATCAGCGCCTTGGCGATCATCTGGGTGGCCATATCTATGAATGCCTTGCCGATATTTGCAAACATCTCAGAGAATGCTTCCTCTACGGTTGATGTTCCTGTAATTACTCCATAGATAGCATTACTCATCGCGCTAGCGAATTCGGTTTCTATAGTCTGAAGTAGGGATACGATTTGACCTTCAACATCATCTAAACTTGCCTGTAGGTCTTCCATATACTTCTTGAGTTTTCCGCCCTTATCAGCTTCTTCTAATGCTTCTAATTTCTCTTTAATCTTCTCCTGTTGCTTCTCATCAAATTCACCTTGGAGAGCTAGCATTTTCTTCTCTATCTCTAATTGCTTTCGCTGTTCTTCAGTTACCGCTTTCTTTATTCTGAGTTCTAGGTCTAAACGTTCTATTAACTTTTCGTAATTCTCTTGGCGTACGGTCATTAACAAGGCTTCTTTGTTCTCCATATCTTGTAACTTACCCTTAGCTTGTAGCTGTTTATTTAGAATCTCTAAGGCCTTATTCTTGCTCGTTCCAGCATTAATCTTTTCTATATCTTTGTCGAGTTGAAGGGCTATTTGTTTTTCACGTAACTGCTTCTCGTATAAGCGTCCTTCCTCACCTAAGAGAGGAACATACTGCTGCTTAAGTGCAAGCATTGCACGGTTATATTCCACCTCAGCCACTAGCTGGGCCTTTCTATCTGTTTTCGCTGCCGTACTTCCTCCTCCTCCGCTGCTCCTCTCAGCATCCTTCTTAGCTTGTATAGCTGCTACCTCAATTTTTAGACCTTTTTCTTCTGCTTTGTTTAGCTTCATTCGCTTCTCATACGCTTCCTCGGACAGCTTTATATATTGCCTACGTGTTTCGTTATTAAAGGTGAATTGATTCTCGAAACGCTGCAATAGCATCTCACCATCCTTAGTCAATCCGCCATCTTTCAGTGAGTTAATCGTTGCGTTCTTTTCTAGCTGGGTCTCTGTTCTTAGTTTCAGTTTTGCTTCTTCCGCTTTAGCAAATTCAGGGTCATTTCTTAGTTGTGACTCATACATCTGCATCGCATTAAACTGTTTCAATACACCGTTTATTGCAGTTATTAGTGGGCCTGCAAGAACAGATGCCATTGCGCTAAGCGCAGTAACTGCTTTATTTACTTGGTCTTTTAAAATTACTACTTGATCATCGAAATTTTTGAGAGAGTCAACACCATCCTGTCCGACTATTTGAGCTACTCGTTCGGTTATTAATTCCAGTGCCCTTTCGGCTTCACCTAGTTGTTCTAGCTGGAGAATTAGTCGGCCAAATTCTGATTGGGATTCACCCGTAGCCGTTACTAGCGCCTGCATATCAGCAGTTAGGGGGTTCAAAGCTGCCCCTAGTTCGGCTGATTTGGCGACCGTTTTATCTATTATGCCGCCGAGGATGCTGCCGGCTAACGAACCAGCGAAGCCGCCTGCACCGGGTCCACCTGCGAAGCCACCTATGGCGCCACCGATTGAAGAGCCTGGGCCGCCGCCAAACAGAATAGGAAACGCACCACCGATTGTTGCTGCTGCTAGGCGTTTACTTCGGCCAGCCTTAGCTATCCGTTCGGTTAGGCCTAACTCCTTCTTTTTGCCTTGATTTACTTTGTTCTGTTCACTTACCTGCTTTCTGTTTTCCTTTGTAATAAGACCTTCTATTTCAGCAATCTTGCGGGCGATTAACTGCTCGGTGGTAAGGGCTTTATTGAATTTCTGCTGCTTCGCAAGCTTGTCAGCACCGTTTTGGATGCGAGAAATGCGATCTTCTACTGCCTTAAGACCTTTGGTCTGGACATTAAGGACAATGGTTTCCTGAACCGCCAATTACTTGCCCTGAACACGCTTACCCAGTCTAAGCGTGCTCCATTTTTACCTTCGTTTCGACTGGCGCATCTTGTTCATAGTCTTCTTTTGCTCGTCATTTAAGTAGCCGAAGTAAGCGGACCACAGGATTATTTCTTCTGGGGCTACTTCCCCCATTAGCTTTGTGTAGGTGTAGCCCAGTTCCTTAGCGACGCCGAAACACAGCAAAAGCCAGTTGTCTTTAGCTAGCTCCTTCTGTACCACTTTTCATGTCAAGGTCTTCCCCTTCATCGTTGGCCCCCATTACAGCCAACATTAATTGTTGGAGATCAGCGTCGCGGCATTCACGCTGCAGGGTGGCTTCATCGCCAGGAGTGAATAAAGGTAGGCCGTTTTCGTCCTTTGCTTTCGTTAGTAAAAGCTGGAGCGCTAGAGAATGTGCGTCTTCACCACGGGCTTGTTTTTTGGCTCGCTCGCGTTCGGCTGCTGTTAATGGACTGCTATAGAAAACTACTGTGTCCCCGGTCTCTAGAACGACTTCGCGCTTAACAGGCTCCAGTCGCGCTGCAGCAACTAGCTTATCGATGAATCGCCCGCTTTTAGTGGCCATAAAAACCTCTAGTACACAAGAATTCTACATGTAGCACTAATTAAAAAGCCAGCCCGTTAAGGCTGGCTGGAACTCGTACAGACCAGAGTTAACCTATCACGGATCCCAAGATATTCTTGGGGTTCATGATCGTGTAGCTAACTTCAGCAGTCGTAGCGTCGTCAGGATTGACACTCAAAGACATAGATGTGATTGAGATGTCAGCTTCGACATAGAGACTTTCAGTGTCGCTGGGTTGAAGAACGCCAGCGACTGTTTCTGTCCCTGCAACGGTGTCAACATAAAGTTTTACCGCTGCGCCGTTTTGGTCTTTCAGTACGACATTGCCAAGCAATCTGTTAGCCAGAGTGCTTTGATCGTCGGTGAAATAAACGGTCATTTGACCCGTTCCTGAAGCGTATCCGCTTTGAACCTTACGGAAAGCAGCGTACTTAGAACTCGTGCCAGTGCCTACTCCGCAGGGGAGGGTAGTTACGTCGATCTCTTCTCTAGAGATTTCTAGAGAGAATTCGCGTACTGCACAGACAGCGCCATAGGGATAGTAAGAAATACCTATGTGGGCCGGGGAAGGACTGTTCGCTGATCCCGTTCCACCGTCACCATTAAGGGTGATGGCTGTTCCACCTTGGGTTGCAGATACTGAGATCGTGGTGCGATCAGAAGCAATTGCGACTACCCAGTAAATGGTGTAGACAGCGGGATCTGTGTCAGGAGTCGAAGCGTTTAGAGCAGTGTCTAAAGCCCCTCCTTCTTCTTCCTGGAAAATGACGGTATCGCCAACGCGATAGTCATTATTTGCAGGCACGGTGATCAGATCACCGGCAGGAAAATCGGTGAAATCCTCCAAGCAATAAGACGTACCAGCGGGTGTGAACCATATTGAGCCGGACTGGCCCGTTAAGGCTGTCGAGCTGCATGAAACAGGCATGTGTTTCTGCCTCGATAACAAACGATTAGGTGGGGGTGTTCTAGGCGGGGGCTCCTAGTCAAGGGCACGGCCCTATAAGAGACACTCTAAGGCGCTTCCCAGTCAGCGATGATATTGCTACTGATAGATGTGTAAAAGAAAGGGGTGTCATTCAAAGCTGTGAAGTCCGGACCAGCGATAGGTCCTATGGTTCCTAAAACTCCGTATGTACGCGCTGCTGGTCTAACGGTTAAACCGTTTAACGCAGACATGAATTGGGTCATTATGTCTTGAGATTGACCGGCACCAATGCCTTTCATAGTGTAGTAACCAATTGTGAAAACGCCTCTTACTAGTTCTAAGTTTCCGCATAGTCCAGCTATTGTGGTCGTGGAAAAAGTTAGATCTAGCTGGACCCATTCACTTATTGCGTCTCCACCTGCTGCTAGTTGGTTAGCCCCTAATACCTCTAGATTTTCTGCTGCGCAGATATCACGGATCGGGGTTTCGTAGTAACGGCGGATATTTTGGAGAGTCATGAGAAGTTCTTAGTGACGCGGGGGTCGGCCTTCAGCACACTTGTAACAGTAGCTTGCAGCGTACTTCTAAAGAAACTCGATAAATAGCCTCGATACCAATCCCATCCAGCGGTTTCATTGCCGCCTCCTTTTATACGACCTACAACTAAGTCTTGCGCTACGGCTCTATATGTAGTTTGGTTTCCGATTGTGTAGTTACTGACTGAAGTTCCTGTTTGGTAACGTGTCACCGAAGGCGGTGTTATCAGTTTTGGAGTTCTCGCCACTGGAGGGGGTTCGGCAGGAGGCGCAATAATCATGGGAATAGAAACGTTTCCTGCTACACCTACCCACGAGCGCTCAAAAGTTCCGCTCCAGTAAGGGCCTTGTTCCTTTAAATCATGAATGACTTTATAAGTTGCATTCTCTAAAATGCATCCCTTGGCCGTCTCTACATATTTACGCAGATTTTTAAGTTTGGTTGTCATTGAGGTCTAGCCGTTACGACAAAGAAAACTGGATCCTCTCCTCGGTAAGTTTTTGGATCGATTACTTTCATGACTTGGGTTTGACCCGCTGTCGGTACTTCGAAATAATCCGATGCTGTTATGTACGATCCACCGATTTGGCCTGGGTTGATCAGGATTTTTACGTCGTCCTTTTGATATAGGCCCCCTTGCTCCTCGATGTCTAGTTCGCAGATAACGATCTTTACGTCAAAGCGCGTCTCTGATGGAGTGATGACACCTGTTTCTGGGTTATAGGTATCAGCTCCCGCTTTTACAAATACGGCAGGAGATCCCCACTCCTGGATCAGAGGACCGGGGATGGGACCAAAAACGGTATCGACTTTGCTCATTAGTTACGCACCAACTTGATTTGGCGGGTGGCACCTATGCCTGCGTACCAGCAACCTAGAAGTGGACGCAGCCAGGGGAAGTCGCGGAAGATTAAAGGGTCAGAGCAATCATTACAACTGCTGTGTTCGGCATATTCTTCGTACTCAACTTCTAAAACATCGAGTTTTTGACGTTTTACATAAACCCCTTCGGCAGGACCAGAGGTTGGAACGATGGGGATTACGGCAGAAGGGTTGAGTAGGAATTGAAACGCTAGTTCGATTTGAGCTGTTTTGATTTGTGGGGGGATTGCGCCGCATGATGCTTTTACACCATCACATACAGCGTCATAGCGTGGCCATGCTAAAGCTTGGGGAATGTCCGCGTCGTCAGTAGATGGATCGCACCGAAGACCTACCCACATAAGGCTTTCGAGCCAGCGCACTCCTTGGTATAAGGCGATTGTTTTTTGATCGTCTGTGTAGGTAGCCCATTGAGTCTCCCATGGTTGAGACTCGGCAAAAGTATTGGCGTCCGCAAGGGTGACGTAGCTGTTGGAGGCGGATCCTCCAAGCGTGGCATCGATGGCTGCGGTCATGGCCTGAACCTAGTGGCTTCAGTCTAGATCAAAGAAAAAGCCCCGTATGTACCTCTACTACGGGGCTTCTTCATAGAGGCATCTGCTCCTCTGTGTTAAACTGTAGCACATAAGGTTGGCGAAGCGTGAGCGAACACCTTCGCCAGGCCATCACCTCTGCAGGAGAGCAATGACGACACCACAATGGCACACAATAGATAAAAATCTCAATGGAGAGATTTGGAAAAGGGTTGTCGGAGATCCCGATTTTTCTGTAAGTAATAAGGGGCGCGTGCTAAGTCATTCCAAGGTAAGTAGGCGGAAGTCGCACGGCGGCAAGACTGCTGGGTTTGCCGAAGTCCAGCTGTTGCTAAAGCCAATACCCACATCGCATGGTTACTTGAGAGTTGCTGTAACTCACTCCAAAAAACGCTTTGTTCACGATCTGGTGACACGCGCTTTTTTGGGACTTAGACCCGAGGGCTACCAAGTGAACCATATAAATGGCAGAAAGACAGATAATTGTTTAGAAAATCTTCTTTATGTGCAATCCCCTGATTATGTTGCCCCGGAACCTGCAGCGGTTGATAACAAGTATCGCGGCGGAACGGCCAAGCTTAATGTTCAGGTGGTTAGACAAATAAAAACCCGCCTTGCGGCGGGTCAGTCTGGAGCTTCCCTGGCCCGAGACTTCCACGTCTCTCAATCGAACATAAGTGCAATTAAGAATGGAAAGTCTTGGACCGATGTAACAGTCTAGACGTTAGTTGCGAACGGAGTGTTCACAATTAAACAAGTTGTATAGACCATTTTTGAAGTGGAATAAACCATATCCCAGTTACCTGCTGTTGCTAAGTTAGCATTAGTAGGATTACTAGGACCACTGAAATTAGTACCAAAAACGTGGAAACCGTAGTGGTAGTCAGTGGAGAGAACATCTTGCTTAGACAAGATGTTACGCTCGGCTTCAATGCGAAGCTCCTGTTGGACACCTTCAGCAATACACCCGCTAGATGTTAAATAGACAGGATACTGATCGGATCCACCAACGTTGAGAGTTGGCGCAATTGTGTCATCCACAATTATGCGGAGACCCATAAACCAGGCAATATCATCAGAGCGAACTCCGATTCCACCACCGCCCCACTCAATGGCCGCGCCGCTAGCGAGACTACTGGAAGAGAAGGTCAACGCACCAACCTGCTGCAGATATGCATACACGTCGCTGTGCATTGCAATGATCTTTAGCTCGTCTGAGCGTTCGCCTAGCTTGTGCTTAGCACCAACAACAGCAGCAGCTGTTAGGTAGTTGGCAGCAGTTGCACCGCTAGTACTTTGTGAAACGTCCCAGACGTTATCGGCTAGAGCTGTGTCGAACATGCCCGCAAACATGTCCACCAATGTGGTGGAACGAAGCACGTTGATGGCACCGGCCAATTGGTTGCGGATTGCAGCCATTGGATCCGAGCCTGTGCCTAGACGGGACAGGTCGTCACATGCATATGCGAAACCTCTGTGGAGGATCGGCATGATTTGCTCGTCGCCAGTGATGGCTTGAGGTGTCAAATAGCCTGCGCCACTTGTTCCCCAAGTCGCGTTCGACTGGATTCGCTCTTCTGTTGGATTGATTGGGCGGAAGAACGGAACCTGGACAGATACACCGCCGCGCTTGGCGTCGAGTGCGTTGTCACGTACAACGGCTCCAGACTGGACCCATTTGCACTGGTTATAAATTGCTTCCTGGATGTACTGAAGAAATTCAGGACGGGTAACTAAGTCGGTGAGGAATGTTCCTCCCGAATAGTTGGCCATAGGGGCGGCCATAAGCCTTGCTCCTCTTTGTTAAATAGGTGTGCCGTGGATCACCCTTAGCGTTGAGCCTCAGTTTTAAGAGCCTGCGCTAGTTCTGGGTTCTCTTTCTGTAATTGCATAGCCTCGGTCAAGTTCCCGTCACGAAAAGGATTTGGCCTGCCTGGGGCAACGGTCGCGTCGGATGTGCCCATCCCACGAGTACCGCTTGCGCCGAAGTGGTGTTGCCATTGCTCAGAATTTTTGAGGTTCGTTAGATAGTTATCTAGCGGCTGCTCAACACCCCCGTCGAGCATCACTGGTTCGCCATCATCACTAACTCTTAAACCTGATTGCATTAGTACATACATTTGTTGCGCGTTTAACGCTCCAGCCTGACTAATGCGTTGCAAGGCCATAGCTCGCAGTTGTTCCTGTTCGCGTTCACGAACCACTGATTCGTTACGTGCTTGCAGTTCCATAATCTGCTGCTCATTTGCGGAATTGGTTTTCTTGGCCTCTTCCCACAAACGTTTGAAATCACCCTGCTCCTCCATAGATTTATGGACAGCAGCCTTTTGGACATTTTTAACTTGCTCTAGTTCCTGTTGGAGTTGAGCAAGTTGGACTCTTGATTCATCCGCTTCTTTCTTTGCTTGCTTGGCGTGCTGATTAGCTAGGCCAAGTTTGTGCTTTAAAAGGTCTTCGCCGGCACTGTCGGCTGAAGGATCGGTTGGGCGGATGGGCTTGTTGAGTAACGCGGGATCGATGGCCACAGGCGCATCGGTGGTAGCCACGGGCATACCATCCGCTGATTCCTCAGACATTAAGAAAATACAGGTTTACCTTAGTAGTTTAGTGTATTTCTAGGGAGTTGGTTACCATTTTCCGACTGGGCAAGTTGCCTTCCTGACTCTGGTCTTGGCAGCTAAAATGCATCCGCATTTTTTACAGTGATCATCGTCACTCTTGAAATGACAAGTTGAACAGATATCTAGGCGTTTCTTGGGATTAGTTACCCCACCAGTGGCTAGCTGTATAAATGATTCAAGTAGGCCCTTGACTATTTTCACCAACCTAGAACCTCTACTCCTTCCTGCTTGTCATCGTGGAGCCAGTCAGCAGGGCTAACGTCGTGGAGATTATGACGGCGTATGTGGCGTCGAATCGCTTGCCAATCTCCGGACACGCAGTTAGCCCTCCCCCCTTTGAGCAGAGATGAATCCCCCAACCAAGGGTCCCTATCTGGCTGATGAAGACAACAGCCAGAGTTGTTAGTAGAAACTTCTCCCGTCCGTTCACTTCTTCTTCTTCTTCTTAGCTGGAGCTTTTTTCTTGGGGCCTTGGTTGCTGGACTTGTTTCCAGAATATGCCGGCTTGCCTGCAGCCTTTTCGGCTCCTTTGGATTCGTCGCGGCGGTCCTTTTTCGACTGCTTTTTTGTGGATTCCTTGCCGTTCTTTTTGCCCAGACTTTCGTCTAATCGATCGTTATAACCCTGTTTTTTGGTGGTCTTCTTTTTAGCAGTAGCCACAGGTTTTTGGGATTTAGTGCTCTTTGGCATCTTAACTCCACTTCCGTATTCTTCCTCCCAGCGCTTAGCAAGCTCTGGTTCGATCATGTGAAGATAGCGTCTCTGTTTAGCTGACTTGAACGGCATGGCATAAACGGAGGCTTTCATTACCAAGCCTATCCGTTCCTATCCACGTTTCCATGGTCCCTTGATTTCCATCGCACCTCCTAACGGACCATCCCCTGGCTCCTCAGTATGAATAGGGCTTGGGGGTGGGTCAAGACGCTCCATCTCCTTCGCAGCGTCCTCTATCTCATTGTCAAGCTTATGACTGAGAGATGTTCGGAACTTTTGAGCCGCCGCATATCGCTTGAACTTATCTAAAGCGCTTACGCTTGAAAAAGTCCATATCCATTTGGCGCGAAGCTGCTCTAGTCCTTTGGGAGGTTCTTTGGCTTTAACGCTGCCAAAGCTTGAAATACAAGCTGAATGACTGAGTTAGATCTTAATTTTGATAAGCCTATGATTTCAGAAGCTCCGGTAACTAAAATCCAAAACCAAGGTTCTTGGAGAAAATCCATTAGCGGCGCGTATGACTTGGGTTCATATTAGCCTGGTTATGACCAATAATCGCTTCTATACCTACTGGAACGATAATGGCAATGACCATTACCAACGCCAATGCTTGAGCCACCTTTCTCTCAAGGTCGCCAATTCGTTTGAATAGCTCCTTCTTGGTTTCGTCATCCGCTCGTTTTTCGTGTAGTAATTGATTGACGTGAGCCTTAAGCGTGGCCAGCTCACGTCCTTGCTCGTACTCGTCCATTCTCTATTCCCATAGGTGCCTCTTTTACTAGAGGTGGGGGTGGTAGCTCAGCGGGGGTTGGCTTCCGCCGCCGCTTTCGCGGTGCTTTTGACGTCGTTGCTGACTCCTTCGCCGCGTCTTCCAATGCCACGGCGGCGGAGGGGAGTTCTCTGTTCTTCCGGCTCGGCCACCATGGTCCCGGAATCCATACTGGGGACATTCTTCTGTTTCTCCGCTTGTTTTAGGCGAACCTTTGTTAGCTCGCTGTCAAGATCTACTGTATCGGGCAGGATCTCTCCTTGCTTCAATATCTCAAGGAAGGTCTTGTCCGTAATTAGACCTGCTGTCGCTAATTGACCTACTACACTGATATCTTGGCCAAGTAAGCGGTAGAAGTCGAAATCACGGTCCAGGGTGATCTTGGGTGGTTTCTTGCCGACGTATCTCGCTGCCATGTCGTAAGCACCTTGTAAGGCGCTTTCTAGTTCCATTGAAATGATGGAAAGAACTGAGTTGGCTTGCGCTTGGTCGATCCGTTTCGCATCCGCTGATTCTGCAACAAACTTTTGACCTAATAACTTCGTTACGCCAAGGTTTGTCATCTGGCTTTCCAGGCTTGTTAATTCGTCTTGCTGCGCACGGAAACTGCCCGAATCACATTGGATGTAATAAGCCTTCGTTCCAGGGTCCATTGCTATGGCGTAGTTGACGCCAAGAGAGGTTTCGTCTGGTCCGTTGTTCCAGCCCTCTAGGACGAGGGTTGGCATTGCTGCTAAGTGGAGTGCGTGGATTAAGTCGGCTTGACGTTGGTAATGGCAGATGTTGATTGAGGCGATATCTATTAGGGGTGGGGTGCTCGTTAGCATTCCGATCCGGTTTGTGTAGATCGGGACTAGGGGGATTTGGTCCAGGCTGTATTCGCCGGCCCCTGTCCGGCCTTCGGATGGGCTCCAGGTTTCGTAGCGACCAGGACGCACCACCAGCATTTGTTGTTCGCGCTTTTCGCCGAATTCGCCGTCGGGTTTTGTTATCCAGCGGTGGATGCGGACTTGGGTGAGTGGGGAGCTGGGGATTGGGTTCTCTTGACGCCAGCCCCAGATGGTGGGGGCTTCGATGTTTACGAAGTAGGGGCGGCGGCCTGATGAGATTTCGTCGCGTAATGTGCGGATGTTGGATTCGGCAGGGAAGTCCACCAGGATTGCGCCGTGACCGTACATCAAGGCTTTTACTAGGGCCTTGCGGCAAAATTCGTTTACGGAACTGCCTAGACCGTTTACATCCTTAGAAAATTCCTGCCAATAACGGTCGCCGTCGATTCGGATTGGGCGGCGTAGCACCATGCCCGCTGCATTCTCGATTAGACGTTGGGTGTAAGGAGATAAAACGCTGCGGCTTACTCGTACTAGGTAGGCTTCGTCGTCTTCGCGGGGTTCTTGTTGGAGGTAGGTTCGGCAGTTATCTCGTAGGTACTGGGTGCCGCTCATTACGGCTTGCATTGTTTGCCAACTTGGCATCATGCCGAATACTGCGCTGTCCCGTTGAAAAGGTGTGCCCGTTCCACCGCCGAGAGTTTGGTATTCGGTTGAGACCAGGGCTGCGCCTGATACTAAATTTCTGTATGGCTCCATATCCTCATTCTAGGGTGCTATCGCTTACTAGCCGAGTCAATAAAGGCGATACGACGTAGTGCCCAATGTAGAAGGCTTAGCAAGATTAAAACACTGTAAGCAGAGATAACCCAGGGCGTCAAAACTATGATCCACACCCAGTTTTTTATTTGGTAGGCCCGTGTTCTCTTCGTAGACCAATGTGCGGAGGGATTTGATAAGTTGCTTGCAGCGAGGGTGAATGTAGATACGCGGATTACCTTCATGGTCTTGAAGTCCCATGTTTACTGCTGTTATTTTGTCGCGGACTTTCCACGGGGATTTCGGTGATTGAACTTTGAAACCCGCACGGCGTAAAATTGCATGGTCTGTGGCTCCGACACCTGAAGTCTTGCGGGCGCCGCCCGTGGGGTCCGGACACGCGATTATGCGACGTTCCAGGCCGTATTTGCGGGTTGCTTCTTCGCAGAATTCCCAGGTGGTGCAGCCGCCGCTTATTACGATTTCGTCGAAAATGTGGAGGTCGTCATCTACTTTTACCGCGCAGACTGCGCTCATGGGGTCAACGTTAAAGTCAATGCCCATGAGAAGAGATAGATCTGGTATGTCCTTGATCGTCGGGGTGATGTTCGCTTCGGAGAAATTGGCGGCGACAAGTCCAGACAGATTCTCAAAACTTGCTTCGAATTCTTGTCTGAATGTACGACGGTCCAGCTGAGCGCGGGCTGCTTCTACTTCGTCGGGTGGTACGTTGCCGCCTTCGATCGTTGTGTAGCTCCACCGTTTCCATAGACCTGTGGGGTCTTCTGCCACATAGCACCACAAGTCATAGAACCAGCTGGCTGTGCCATCGGGGGTGGAGATGAAAAGACACCAGCCCCGTTTGTCCGCTAGGGCAGGGCGGATTACTTCGAACCAGACAGCTTTGTCCATGAAGGCCGCTTCGTCTAGCACTACTCCTGATAGTGACCTGCCACGGAGAGCCGTGTAGTTCTCTGTGCCCTTTAGCTCGATTGTTGCGCCGTTTACTAGTTCGAGCTTTAGTTCGCTCTCGTTTTTCTTTTTTACCCACACGAGAGGTGTTACTTCCTTTAGCAGTTTCCAGCAGATGTCAGCTGCCATACGGTAAGTAGGGGCGCAATAAAAGAATGTTTCGCCTGGTTTCTTCGTTGCTGCTGTTAATAACTCAATTACTGCTAAATACGATTTGCCGAAACGTCTCCCAGCTACTAAAACGCGAAACCGACTGTCAGATTGGAAGACTGCTCCTTGGGGTGGGCGAAGACTTATAGCTTCGGGCGCCTTTATTGCCATTCAGTTGTTTGAGTAGAGGACGGGTGTTCATGTAGTTGAAGCACTGTAATACTTCTTTCTCTTTGGTTAGATCGTACTCACAGCATGGATTGATGTGATCGATCTCCCAGTAGGTGCCCCAGTTGTCCCAGGTCATTCCTGGATGGAATTGCCCCGCAATGAACTCTATGTACTCTTCTACCCACATTCCAAGCAGCTTGTCGGGTTTGGTCACCTTGAAGTTGCGGCGTCTCCCTGCCAATCGAGCATGAATACCCCCGTTTATACAGGCGCGGATTTTCGACGCCTTGTCCTTAGGTCGGTGTTTCTTCCGGTTCCCTTTTCTACATACTTCGCATTTTGATGTCCAGCGTTGGCGTCCCAGCAGAAAACTAGAAAGTACCCGCCTAGGAGCACGGTGCCC